AGCACTTACTACTTTTCTATAAAGTGTCTTACCGTCTATCCATGTTCCAATTGCTCTCTCTTCTGTAGAATAATTTTCTTTTATCATCTCTCCCACCAATCTCAAACTTGGTGCATTACTTGTTTTATCTTCTACATTTTCTGTATCTACGATTTTTCCATTTATCGGTATTGTTGTGTTTTTCTTTTTTATTTTCATAACTTCCTCCTAATCTGTGGTTTTAGTATATTCAATAATTGCTGTTCCAACGAATAATGTTCTATCTCCATTGCAATATACATATACACAATTTGAATCTATATATGTATCAAATCCGACTTGTGTGTCATTATACTTTCCACCAACATTTCCAACAGAAAATAATTGAAAATTGCCACTACTTTGATTACCTCTTTGCATAGAAACATCCACTATTCTTGCATATTTCATATTTTGAATATTATGTGCTTTCATTTTATAATTATCTTTTGTCATATTCCCCATTTCAACTACTTTTCTATATAACGGTTTTCCATCAATCCAAGTTCCAATTACTTGCTCTTCTGTTGAATATACTTCTTCACTTTTCTTTATAAATTCTTCATACACTCCGTTATTTCTTACATATATTGAATTATCATCATTCTTAAACCACACCTTTTCCCCAGTTGTCGGCTCTTCTGCTCCTACATATACCTCTGCTTTGCTTAGTGTTGAGCCTTCTTCAAAGTCTTCATCTTCTACTATTATCTTTGCTGTTTCTGGTGCTTCTTCTTCGTTTCCTACAAATACTTCGTTTGCTTCTATATCTTCCCAATTAGCATCTCCTTCGGTTTCACTTTGTTTTGTTAAGACTTGTCCTTTTGTTCCGCCTGTTGGAAGTGCTTGGATATTTTCTATTTTTTGATTTGTTTCTTCTTTAAAATTATTAATTTCTTCATTTACACTAGTAACGTGTGTTTTTACTTTTGTATCTATTTTCTTCCAATTATCATTTAATGCTTTATCTATATTAAATTCTTCTTCTGAATCTTCTATAGAGTCCCACATAAATAAATTTAAAAAATCTGTAAATTTAGACATTTATTTTCCCTCCTATTGTAAATATCCATATATATTTATTGCAGCCCAAACAAAACCAGTTTGTGCAAAACAATCCTTTTCAGCAGAAGGTATTGAGTTCGTTGTAGCTATTTTTATTCTGCAATTTTTCTGTATTTTACTAGCTATATCTTTTGAAACGATTTCTGTCACTTTCAAATTATTTGCACTTGGAACTGCTGGAGTAAAACTATTATTTGAGTTATTAAAACAACCTGTTATTTCATTATAATAAATCCCTCCAAATTCTGATTTATATTCGCTTTGTTCTTCACCTTGAACATAAACATTATTTGAAATTTCTGCTATATAGCATTTAACATTTCTAGCATATCCATAAACTGTAGAACCACTTTTCATACTTGTTTTTGTTGGAATGTGCCTTAATTTTAAATATGCAGACGTTATTGTAAAATTACTTGGTACAGATATATCAATATACAAACTATATTTATCTGCACTAGAAACATAGCCAGGTATAAAACCTAACCACCAATATTCCCCAGCACTTTTAGAATCTCCATTAACTTCTGAAATTCCCTTAGCTAAAAATTGTAAATTTGATAAAACACCACCGTTTCCTATTAGCTTTGTTCCATTAGAAAGTATCAACCCATCTTTACTAATAGTAACTAAATCTTTTCCATTTGCATCTACAACTTGAATAGAACCATTCGTGTTATTGTTTCCACCTAATTTTAAAGTTCCTCCATTTATTCTTTCAGCAGACATTGTTCCAGTAGTAATAAAATCAGCTACTATTTTTCCATCCATTGTTATAGCTAAACCATATGGTCCATCAATTCCTTTGCTAGAATATCCTAATCCATTGATATTCCATCTCCATATATGTTGTGCTTTGTCTATATCTTCATTGTCTGAAATAAATAATTCACCATCTTTTTTTACTACATATCCACCATTAAATTTAGTTAATAATTCTGTTGCTTTTTCTACCGCTTCTTGTTTTGCATTAGGTATTTGCTCTTTTATTATGTTTTCTATTTGTTGACTTATTGGTCCTTTAGATGAATAAGTGTTATTTAATTCGTTCTCTCCTTTTGCTGCCCAAGTTTGAGTAACAGAACCATCAAATTCCCAAGTATTTCCCATTATATATGTTAAATATTTAACATCATTAGTATTAGTTATATCGAACATATCTCCTACATCTACTGCAAAATCTGAAATTGTAGCTTTATATGTATATGGTATAAAGGTAAAACCTTGCATTTTTAGTAGTATACTTTGAGCTATAACATCATTTATAAAAGGATTCTTTTCTTCTAACTCTAAAACATAGCCTTTTTCTGCTCCAATAATATTACTTCCTGCATATTTTATTTTTTTAATTGTAATATAATTTTCTGATGGTAAAAATTGTTTATATTTTCCCCTTGAAATAGATTTTACACTTTCTAATCCATATGTTCTTAATTCCCCATTTCCAAGTCTGTTTAATATATAAAATCCACAAGCACATTCAGATATATAACCTAGTATTTGTTTATATGTATATCCGTTCTGGTACTTTATCTATTACTTTATCTTGATTATAAAATGTAGTTGTATCAGATATTATTTGTACTTGCTTGTGAACATCATCGTATAATTGTTTTAATGTAAACGGTGGTGTTAAATTACATATATACTCATCTTCTAAATATTTGGTTTTATCTATAAGTTTTATTGTAATAGTTTTATTTTCATTTTTCTTAATATCAGTTGCATAAAAAATACCTTGTGGAATCCATAATGAAGATACTTGTTTTATCTTTAATGTATTTACTATTTTCACTAATTCTGTATTTAATTGTCCTACTGTATATAAGTCCTCTATTGCAACACATAATTCTATATTAAATTCCTTATTTTCGAATTTTATATTGTCAAATTCATTATCATAATTTAATAATGTAACAGTTGCAGTAGCTCCATATACTCCACCTATTGTAAATTTTTCACTATCATTAATACTCAAATCATATTTTATGTTTTTTATATTTTCATTGTTTATAGTAATATCATTTATTTTTATTCTTGCTCTTGTTCTTCTATCTTCTTTGTATAATGCTTCCAAATAATATGGGTTTATAATATACATCTAATCACCTACTTTTCTACGAAATCCGCTGTTAATCCTTCCCACATGATACTTCCATCATCTTGTAAAACTGCAATAGGAGAAGTTCTATCTCCTACATACATTCTTTTTGTCTCATATTTTCCAGTTTGTGGGTCTGGATAAGTAACATTAAAAAAAACATCCTTTATAGATGTTAATATTCTACTTATTTCAGTCCAAGTAAGAGGACCCCATTCATTTGATATTTTTCTTTTTATTGCAACTCTATTTCTATGTAAATTTCCATTTGAATCAGTATCAGAATTATAATCTTGATCTGATATACCTATTTTACACGTTTTAGGAGCAGTTATTTCTGCTCCATTTACTTGTAATATTGACATTTTCCTGCTCCCTTTCTAAATAAAATCTAATATTGGTTTGTCTGATTTTGCTTGTAATGCTTTCATTCCTTTAATTACTGTTCTTGCTAATTCTATATTATCAATATTTAATACTGTATCTCCGCTAGAATTTCTCAAATACTTCAATATTTCTTTTAGTAATGAAATCACTTCACTATTATTTCCATTTCCTTGAAATTTTGATAATTCTTCTGACATAATGCTATGTAGTTTATCTTCTGGTGCTACAACTTCGCCTTGATGCCTATTATCACCTATCATTGCAAGTTGTGGTGTGTTTGCTTTTACATATCCACCTTGTGCTAGATATGGAATATGTGGAACATATACTGAAGGCAACCAACTAAATGGTTGAAATCCTGCAATAGTAGCATTTCTTATCATTCGCAATGCTGTATTAATAGAATTGAATGGAATAGATACAACTCTATTTATTCCTCTTATTAATGAATTTACGATATTCCTAAAAGTATTAGCTATTCCCTGTTGTATACCATCAAATATTCTTCCTCCTACACTAAATACATTTTTAACAGCATTCCATGCATTACTAAATATATTTCCAAACCAAGAAGCAACATTTCCAAAAACATTTTTGATTCCTTGCCATGCTCCAGACGCCCCATTTTTAAGTCCGCTCCATAAACTTCCAAAAGTATTTCGTATTGGATTTACTATAGTATTATTAAACCAGTTTGTTGCTACATACCAAACTGACTTAATTCCTTGCCATGCCCCAGATGCAGTATTTTTTATATTGTTCCACAAATTTCCAAAGAAATTTTTAATAGGAGTAACAATCTTTTCATTAAACCATTGTCCTGCATTATTCCAAGCATTTTTTATTCCTTCCCAACAGTTTTTAGCAGTTTCTTTTATTTGGTCCCAATGTTTCACACATAATATAATTGCGGCAATTAATGCTCCTATTATTGCTATAACTATTGTTATAGGGCTAGTTAAAATAGCCATAATTCCAGCAAATATTCCAGTAACAACATTACAAACTCCCATTGCAATATTATATAATGTTAAAGCTCCTGTAACTAATCCTATTGCTATAGCCACACCTTCAATAATTGACATTGCAACTTCATTATCACTAATCCACTTTAAAGCATCTCCTACACCGTTTAAAACATCAACTATTACTCCTCCAGTCCAAGTTGTTATAGGACTTAAAACCTTATCCCAAAACCATTTCCAAATTGGTTTTATATCTTCAATTGCTTTATTTGTTACATCTATAGAACCTTTTAATATTTTTAAAAATGCTGGTACCACTTCATTTATTGTCCATGTGGCTAATTTTAAGAGTACATTATCATAAAACCACAATAGACCATTGCCAATATTTTCATGAAATGGTTCTAATGATTTCCATAATTCATTAAATGCACTTTCTAATTTATCAAAGTCAATAGATTTCATTGCATTTGCTGTTGAATTTAAAAAATGTGGTAAGGCATCTGATATTACATAATTTCCTAATGGTTTTAGATAATTATTGTAAAAGCCATCCAGTATTTTTCCACATCCTTGTCCAAAATAAGAAATAGCCTCCTTTAAATTATTAAAGCTCTGTTTTAATGGTTCTAAATTTACCCCATTTAATATGTTTCCTATATCACTTGCTTGTTTTTTTAGATTATCTGTTAAATTTAGTCCACTTGTATCTATTTTTCCTCCTACACCACTTCCACTTGAAGAACTATCATCACTACTTGTTGTTAAATTATTAATTTCATCTATTCCACGTAATCCTAATAAATCCTTTTTGGTCTTCTTTGCACTATCACCAATGCCACTTACTGCATCACTTGCTTTAGCTGCATCAGATGCTAAATTGGAAACAGCATTTAAGCTATCATCTCCACCAGCATTTCCAAATATCATTTCTGTAAATGATTTAAAAGCATTTGCCAACACTTGAAGTTTAGAAAGCACCATATTTATTCCTTTTACAATAGGCGTAAATATGTTAATAAATCCTTGTCCTAAAGTTGCCTTTAGTTCGTTAAATCTTAAGCCTAATACCCTTGTTTGGTTTGCCCAACTATCACTTGTCCTTGCAAAATCTCCATTTGCTATATTCAATTTATCTAATACAAATTTATATCTTAAAGCCACTTTTTCCTGTTCAGACATTTTAGATGTTGTTTTTCCATAGCCATTTGCCAACGCATATTGGTCAAGTGCATTTTGTGTCATTACAACACCTAAGTCTTTTAATGTTTCTGTTTCTCCAGTGAATACTGACTTCAATTTTGTATAAGCTTCATCACTTGATAAATTATAAAAAGAAGCAACATCACCTGTTAATCCTGTTAATGTTTCTGACATTGCTAATGCTTCTTTATTCGAAAAATTAAATGCTTTTGCCATCGCACCAAATGTACCAACATACTTTTTAGTTACAGTTTGACCCAAACCAAATTGAGTAATTGTATTCTCGGCAAACCTATTTACTTCTGTATTTAAACTTCCAAAAGTAACATCAACAACATTCTGCACTTCTGTTAAATCAGAACCTAAATCAATACATTCTTTACCAAAATTTACTATTGCTTTAACAGAGAATGCTGCTACTGCTAATTTACCAATTTTCTTTAATGAGTTCTCTATTCCTGAACTTTTTATTGTATTTGTTGTATCTTTTAATCCTTTGTTAAATGGATTTGAATTTAATAATAATTCAAAATCGACAGCACCTACATTTGTACTCATAAACCTACTCCTCCCCTCTTTTTTAGGATAAAAGCAGGTATTGGCTAACTACTCACCACTAATGGTTGTGTTGCTCACTCTGTCTTTTTCATCTATATCAATTTTAATTGTTTTCTTACATCTTATACATTTTATTTCACCCTTGCATTTTTCAACCTTTAATAAAAGTTGATTACAATTAGGGCATCTTACTTCTGTCATTTGTTATCACCAGCCATTTCTTTAAATGCTTTTTGAAATTCTGTAATAACTTTTTCATAATCTTCTTTGCTCATTTTCTTTGATAATTTATTTCTATATTTCCATCTTATATTTTTTTGCTCTTGTGTGAAGTTTTTTAACATTTCTTCATCATCTTCACTGCGAATTTGAACAATGTTTCCGCAGTGGTGTATCTGGCATCAACCCAGATATAAGATTACACAATTCTGCATAACTCATTGTGTCTATTTCTTTTCTTATTCTTATTCCATATTGTTTTGCTAAACTTGCCTCAATCAAAGGCCAGTCTTCTTCCATGTCGTACCATAATTCTGTTTCATTATTTGTTTTGAAATCGTTTTTCCATTTCCTCGTAAGTAATTTCATTTACTTGTGCCATTATTGCTATAATAATGACTTTTAAATCTGCAACTTTTACTTTCATTCCTTTTATTTCTTCTAATGCTTCTTTTCCTAGTAATAATTCTATAGCTTTAAATAATCCATCTAAACTATCATCTTTTTTAAATAAATCTTGTGCTTTTAACATTGTTTCTGCTCCGCAGTCTACTTCATATGTTTTGCCTTCTGCTATTGTTATTGTTTGTGGTTCATGACTTAATTTTGAACTAATATCTATATTTGCCATTTTAAATTCCTCCTAAATATATTTATAAGAGGCCTTTAAAGGCCTCTTACTTTTTAATATCTTATTTTTTTACCGCTTGTGTTGTTTCAATACTTTGTGGTGATGCTTCTGTGTATGTTGGTTTTCCATTTGACATTACATCAAATTCTAACGGAATAACTTCTGTTGATTTTCCAGCTCCCCAGTTTGTTATGTTAAATATTGCATTTTCAAATACTAATTTTGCACCATTTGGAAATGTCCATTGTAAACATCCTTCGACATCTCTGCCGTTTTTTAAAGCTAATCCTGCTACGTAATCGTTTCCAGTATCTCCAAAGTTTCTTTTTCCAGATATTGAAATAGTAACTGATTTAGAAGTCATTAATCTTCTAACCCATCCTTTTTGATCTAATGGATTCCATTCTTCTACTCCATTGTCTAATTTTACTGAAAAACTTTCCATATCAGCTATATCAGTTAAAGCTTCTTTAGTAGCACCAACTTGGAATTGATTTTCATATACTGGATATACTCCTGTTTTTGCTGCCATTATTTTTCACCCTTTCTATATAATAAATTTAATTCTATTGAAAACTTGTAAATATTGTTTTCATCTGCACCTAAATCAATAGGTCCATTATATAAACACTCAATTGAGCAATTATAATCATCAATAAAAAAAGAACTACAGTCTAATAGTTCATAAATCTTATTGGCCATTGTTTCAGCCATATTATAATTTTTAGTCCATCTTAACAGTAATGTAACTGGTAATATTCCATAACTTTTCAACTTTTTATATTTAGAATTATCTTCTAATTGTCTACGATTAGCATACAAAGCAATTGCTTTATCTTGATTTTCATCCATTTGTCCTATATACCATTTGGGGCAGTCTGTAATAATAGTTTTTAAATAATCTCTTATTTTAGATACACTAATTCTTGCTATCATTATCCATTTCTCCTTTTTAACATTTGTTTATAATATTTTATTGGTAAATCTTTCTTGCTTCCACTAATATAATCATCAAAGTAATACTGTTTAGCATTAGGATTTTTACCTTGTTTTATATGTATTTCTGGGTCGAAATAAACCTTTCTTGCATATACTGTATCTACAACTATTCTAGCAACTCCTTTTATAACTTTTTTATCATCTATAAAAGTGCTATCATTTTGCATTGTACCAGTATCGAATGGCATTATTTGACTTTGAATTAAATCTGTTTTTACCGCTTCTGCAGTATCTATCAATGCTAATCTTGCATTTTCTAATAATTCATTTATATTTTTAGTATTATATGTTATTTTCATATTAAACCAACTCCAATGTTGTATGATGAACTGTTCCATCTGGGTTTCTTGGTCTACTTGCTTGATAAATTTCATATTCTATGTCATTTATTATTACTTGTCCACCACTTATTTTCTTTATAGTTGGTGCTATATCTCCAAGTAATATTACTTTTCCCACAAGTTGAATCTTTCTTCCATCTGAACTAATTATAATTTTAGTTGTTTCAACAAATCTACATTTTTGATTTTCTAAATTCAAAGAAGTTAAAGGCTCACCATCTTCTGATAAGCCTTCTTGATATATAACTACATCACATTTATTATTTAATAATCTTTCCAAGTGTTTTGGATTTAACCTTTTTATCATATAATCCTATTTGTTAATCCTGTTCTTTTTAAATAGAAAAAGGCTAATTTTGATATATTTAGTTTATCTGCCATATCTTGTGATTCCTTTTCATTTACTGTTAAGTCTCCACCTATAGAATAACTAGATATACTATTATCATCATATATGCCTTCTTCTTTTATATATTCTGCTTGTAAACAAGTTGCTTTGATTATTAAATCTTTTTGTTGTATTGTTAAATTATCAAATCCTCTTCTTTCAATTCTTGTCAATGTAGCTTTGTTAATATCTATTGAGGCAAACTCCAAATATTTTTCTATTTCTTCATCTTCTAATACTTTAGAACCATATTTTGAGTAATCCTCTTTTGTTGCATAAACATTTATCATTTGCAACACCTCTTATTTTTCTTTCTTTTCTAATTCTGCAATTTTTGCTGTTAATTCTTCATTAACTTTTGCTAACTCTGTCTTTTCTTCTTCAATTTTTGTTATTTTTGCTGTTAATTCTTCATTAACTTTTGCAATTTTCTTTAATTCTTTTTCTAAATCTTTAGAAGCCACTTTTTTAGCAGCCCCTAATTTAGAAAAACCTCTAGCTTCATATTGTAATAATTCTTCCTCTTCTATAGATAATATTGCATTATCTTTTTCTATTTTTATTTTAGCCATTTAGAACCTCCTATGCAGCACTATATGTTTCAGTATCAACATCAACATATATACTGTCAATTTTATTATCTTTTCCGTTTGGGAATACAAATGTATCAGATAAACTTCTATCTTGATATAAATATCCATCTCCTTCTGTGTGTTGACCAGGATTAAAGTAATAAATACTTGCAATCTTTGGTACTGTTTTAACAGTTAGTGGAGATGCTATTAATACATTGATTTTATGAGATGTACTTGCAACTGGTGTAAATCCATCAGTAAAATCAAATTTATCATAGAATCTTTCATCATCAATTACTTCTATTAATGTTACGCCATCAATATCTGTAATTCTTGTTTCTATACCAATTCCACCTTCTGCAATTTGTGTCATTTCTATTTTTCTTGTGAAGTCTGTAGATTGTTCTAATAAATCCATAATTGTAGAATTTACATATGCAATTAATGCACCTTTTGCTACATATCTTCTTAATTTTCCAGCACTTAACATTGCTTTTAATTTTCCATATACATTTTCTTTTGTATATGAAGACAATGCTGTTGAGCTATGATATCCTTCTAATTTTTGTGCTTCTGTAGCAACTTTAGAATAGAAGTATGCATCCATTTCTGGTATTTGTTGTGTTTTGTGGAATACTTCTGAAATATTTTTAATAGATGCTGTTTCATTTGTTTCATCTACATCTATTTTGTCAATCATAAATTGAATATCTCTATCGTGTGTTAATGTGAAAGGTACATCAGTTTGTGCAAATGTTCCTTTGTTCCATCCACCTAGTCTGCTGTGTGATTTATAACCACTTGTGCTCATTTGTGTAAAATGAAATGTTTTTGCACTTAACCATTTAACTGCTGTAGTTACGAATGGTGAAGTTAAAGATTCTTGCTCCATAATTTCTAATAGGTCTGGAGACCATACCTCTGCATAATTTAATGCCATAATTAATTACCTCCTAAAATGAATTAAACCTGTTCCATCTTTTTGTGGCTACAGGCTTTTTGTTTTTTTGATTTTCGTCAGAGTTGCTCTGTGTTGCTCCGAATTTAAATCCTTTTTCTTCTTTTTCTTCTTCCTTTGCTATTTTTAACTCAGGAAATTCAGAAATTACTGCGTTGATTTCATCTTCTAGTTTCTTAGCATCTAATACACCGTTTTCTAGAACTTTTGACATATCAACTAATCTTGCTGCTCTTTCAACTTTCTTAACATCAACCCCTGCTTTGGCCATAGCAAGTGCTATTTTGTCAGTATAGTCTGTTTGAGCAGTCTCTTTTTGCTCTTCTTGTCCTTTGTCTTCTTGTTTGTTTTGAGTGTCTTGAACTTGTTTAGAAGTTTCACCTTGTTCTGCTTTTTCAGCACCTTTGGCATACATTCTTCTGATAAATCCATCTAACTCATCTTGATTTTTAAAAACTATTGAACCGTCGTCACCTTTTTGTGCTACTTGTTTTTTAGTTTTCTCACCCTCATTTTTGTTTTCAGCTTTTTGCTCTTTTTGAGTATTATCTGTTGTAGTTTGAGTATCTACATTTTCTTTTTTTTCGTCTTCCATATTGGAACCTCCCCCGTTTAAGGTCCGTCGACCATAATTTTTGCAATAAAAAAAGAGCCTATTTAAAGCTCTAATTCTAAAAATGGCACAAGTTAATGGATTTGAACCACTACAAACAGTTTTGGAGACTGTTGTGCTACCATTACACTAAACTTGTATATAAAAAAACACCTACATTTCTGTAAGTGCTATCTTTAATTAAATATTAAACATAATATGGATTTGGTTTAAATAATAGTGCTATTATATCTATAAACCAACCTATTCCAAATAATCCAACCGTAAATAAATATATTATTCCCATTCCAATTTTTCCTTCATAAAATTTATGCCCACATACGGTAAATATACACAACGCTAATGAAATCCACTTATTTTTAGGTTTTCCAGTAATACAATGATTTATATTACTATTAGTATTTGTATTCGTGTTATTAATTACTATATTTGGATTTGATGAACTAATTTGTTCAACTTGTCTTCCACACTTTGTACATATTATTGCATCTTCTGGTATTTTTTCACCACAATGTTTACAAAACTTTGTTTTTGTTTCAGTTGTTTCCATAATAAATTCCCTTCTTTACATTAATCTCCTAAATGATCTATTGCATATTGTGCTTCACTTTTTGTAAATCCTTCTACTGATGATACTAGTTGATTATAAATTGCTTTACTAGACATACTCATACTTGTCTGATAAGATTTTGCTTTTTCTAAAGCATTCTTATTCCAATCTACATCTATATTGTCTATTGCATATTGTGCAGCTTCTTTTGTAAATCCTTCTATTGATGAAGTTAATTGATTATAAATTCCCTTTTTAGACATATGTAATGAATTAGAATAATTTTCTGCTTTTTTTAATGCATTTTTTTCTTCTGTAGTAGGTTCTTTTCCTAATGAATATATTACAGTAATTTTATCACCTTGATGCGCTACTGTATTTGCTGAAATACTTTGACTAATAAATTTTCCTTTTTCAATATCATTTGAATATTCTTCTGTTATTTTACCATTAATCTTGTTCGTATCTATCCATGCTTTTACTTCTTCTTTTGACATAGTACTGAAATCTACAATAGTAACCTCTACTGAATTATTTTTTTGATAATTATTAGTTGAAGTATCAACAGTATTATTATTTTGTGATGTACCTATAATTATTCCTATTACTATAATAATTATCCAAAACCACCATTTTTTATAAATTGGTTTCTTTTCATTTTCTGCATGATTTGCCATAATAACTTCCTCCTTTTATTCTCAAATCTGTCAAATTATGTCGAAATTAACATACAAATTTCGACAGACTTTTTTTTCTTTCTACTTTATAATATATTAAAGAATATTTATTGTATGTGTTTCAATTGTCGTTCAAAATGGGGTACATACGTAACTTACCAAAATGTTTATAATAGTAATTAGGAGGTTTACTATGAATAGTTTTAAAATACCTATAATTCCATCAACAACTCAACGTTCTGTCAGATTTCCAAATAGTCTTATAGATGATGTTGAAGAAGTAATAAGAGGAAAAGAAACAACATTCTCTGCATTTGTAGTCGCTGCAACAAAACATGCTATAAATGAATTAAAAGAAGAAGAAGAAAATACTAATAATTAATTTTTACTTTTATTAAACTATTTATATTTTTTTGAATATTCTTCTGCTTCTTTTTTCATTACCTATACTTTTTTATTCTCCAATTCCCTTATTGCATTTTGTATGTGAATATTATCTACTTTTTTTACTTCATCTATACTATTAAATTTTTCAAAATTTTCCATTATTTCAACTGCCTCAACTACATCTGGAAGCTCTTTTATATCTTTTTTATTATGAAATAATAAATTTATCATATAGTCGGTGTATGATAACATACACAAATACGATTCTATTTCATTTCCCATCATTAATTATCAATACCTTTCTATTAAAAATACAATAGTAATTTTTTCCTTTTATTTTTATTCCATCATATCCCTCTAACATGTATATCAAAGAACGTTCATTATCATATATTCTTTGTAGTTTTTTAGGAAGTTTTTGTGTTCTTGTACTTATATCTTTTAAATAGTCAATTGGTGAATTAAATTCCAATATATTAGCATCTTTACTTAACTTTGCTCTAATTACTTTACCTTGTCCGTTTCCAAATGTATAATTAAGTGTTTCTGCATCCACTAATTCTCCAAAATATATTCCTCTTCCATATTGACTATTCTTTTTATTGCTATATTTAATATCTCCATACAATGTATTTTTATAAGCCTCTTCTGCTGTTCTTCCCTTATAATCTCTTAAGTATCTAACAATTTCTTTACCTTTTATTTTATCATAATTAGTTTGATTTACTATTTGAGGATGATTATCCATTTTTAGTAGCTTTGATGTCAGTTCTTGAATGTTGTTCTCCTTTAATGTATATTTTTCTATATCTATATTTAATTTTTCAAATAATCTATCTTCTCTTATTTTACTACTTTCTATTTGATTTTGCAATTCTTCGGCCTTATTTTGGTAATTTAATACATTTTCAGGTAATAAACTACCAACAGCTAATCTTTGATATTGCTTCTGTCTTTGTTGCAAATATTGAGTATATTTTTCTTCTTCATTATGATTTTGTTTTGATTTTGTTACTTCTTTTGGTTCTTCATTTATGTCCTCATAATATGTACTAATTCCATGATGACACCTTGGATGGAATAACCCTCCTTCTATTGCTGTACTTAATAATGGGTATTCTCCATCTTCTTCTGTTCCATCTGACCATACATCATCTATATAAACTCTACCTTCCCAAGGTGTACACTTATCACAAGCTCCACCATGTTTAGATACATATACTAATGAATTGCCTAATTTCTTACGCATTTCACCTTCTCCCATTAGATTTGCTCTTTTGTTTGCTGTTCTAATAGCCATATCACAATAGTCTGCAATATTGTGTTTTGTTCTATTTTTATATTCAATACAATTAAATCCTCTTGCTAAAAAATCTTTACTTGCCATATCAATTGCTTGTTTTACTGTTCCAGCTCCTGTATTAGCAAATACTTGTGCTTTATATATTATTTGTCTGTATTGGTCATTTGCCATTCTTAAAGTTGCATATTTTACATCTTTCATATCATTTTTAGTGCTTTTTATTAATGCATCTAATTTTCTATGATTTAATCCGAAAAAAGACCCACCTAATTGTGAATCTTCTTTCTTTATAAATCCAGTTTGTATTGCCTTCTTATTTGTTCTACTAGCACCTTCTTTGAATTGATTTTTTATGTGTTTATATATGTATTTATTTAAGCCTTTTGTAGTATTGTTAAATATTTCTTTATTTGCTTTTTTGTAATCTTCAAATTGTTTTATCTTTAATGCTTGCCATTGACCGCCATTTAAAATTTTTAGCCTCTTCGTCCTGTTTGTGCGACCAGAGAGTTCTCTTCATACTTTTTATAAGTTCTAATTCTATATCCTCAAATATTTTCTTAATATCATAATCCTTATTCAACTTCACCACCTCAAAAAAGAAGACTGTTTAGTCTTCTTTATATCTCCATTTATATCCACCTGTTGTTTTTATTTTTCCTTTACAACATTTCACAATATGGCTTTTATCTAAATTATTTTCTATACTAGCTTGTAATATACTTTCATATTCTTTTAATACAATTCCTTCTAAATTTAACATTTCAACTTTTTTATATTTTCTTGTCCTTGCTGATTTGTAATTATTGTTATAAGTAACATCACACCATTCTAAATTTTCAACTCTGTTGTCATCTTTTATTTCGTTTTTATGGTTAATCATTTCATAATTTTCAGGATTTTCTATAAAAGTTTCTGCAACTAGTCTATGCGCTTTTTTACATTTTACTATTCCCTCTTTACTTAAATGTACTAGACAATAGCCATCTCTATCTTTATTCATTTTTAAACATTTATTACTTTCCCATTCCGTATTAAATTGATTTTTATACTTTCCTATTCTTTTTACTCTTCCAAGATTACTAACTTGATAAAGCCCTTCATATCCTTTTATATCTTTCCATATTTCTTCCATTAGTTAGCACCTCCTAGCATTTCATTTGCCCATATTACTTTGCAAACTTCTACTACTTTTTTATTGAATAAATCAATTTTATTCATTGCTTCTAATTCAAATTTTGTAAACGTTTTATTGTCCTTATCTTTACCTAATATATAATTCATTGCTTCCATTTCTTCTGTTTTATAAATTCTTATAATACTTTTTTCCATAATAAAATACCTACCTTTCAAATTTTCCTTAACTACTTGAAATTTAGGTATTCTATGTGTTATAATATTCATAGAATTACTTCAAGTAGTTCAAACCTTGAGTGTTTTGTTAGTTTACCAGACAGGCAAAACACTCTACTTTTTTGTGTAATTATCAATATTTTCTTCTAACCATTGTTTTTTTGTCTTATCTTCTTCTTGCAATTTTTGTTCTAATTTATCAAATTTTTCTTTATCTATTAGAACATTGAAACTTTTTTTGTCCTTCCTACGTTGTTTCATATATTCTGCTCTACTTTTTGCTATAAAAACCACCTCCTTGTTACGTGTTACACATATTATATATTGTAACGTGTTACTTGTCAATAGTTTTTATGAAATTTTTTAAAAATTTGGCAATGTTCCCATTATATTAGGTTCTTCTTTTTGAATTATTCCTGCTTCTTCTTTTAGTCTTTTTACTTCTTCCTCTTTTTCTTCTTTTGTTAAACTATCTCCGTACATTGTATCAACTGTTTTTTCAATACTCATTACATTTTGACCAGGTCTAGCTTTTGATACTGTTTCTACTGTTGCTTCAAATGAAGGGTTTGCATACTCTTTAAAGTCTACTATTGCTTCATATTCTCCTGCTGTTTTTTCTTGTGCTAAATCATATGCCTTTAAACATATTGTAACTAATTTAGGAATAACTTTTTCTAATACATCTATTACTTTTCCTCTTGTATATTGTGTTGCTTTCTCTTTTTCTCTTTGTGCATCTGCATTATCTAGTTTTTTTACATCTATTCCTAATGTTGATGGACTTATTAACCCTTGTAAGCACAAGTCTAATGCTGTTATATATGATTGTAACATTCCTTCATAATCAAAATCGCCTTTTTCTCTTGTAATCTTGCTACTCTCTGTCTCTGATGTTGTGCTTCCTGTTTTTGAATATCTATTATCAAATGTATTAGGTTTTAATAAATTACCATTTTCATCTGTTGGAATTAAATCTTCTGGAATATATGTTATTGTTCTATTGTCTCTTAATGCATCTATCCATTTACTCCATACTTCATCAAAGCTATCAAAAGCATCTAATTTCTTTTCTAATATACTTTGACCTCTACCTTTATATTTTTTTGATTTATTAAACATCATAGGTACAGCCATCATAAATTTGGTGTCTTTTGGTTCTTCTAATTCTGCTGTTTCAGGAATAGCTTTATAATCTTTCATTAACTGGTCATTTTTATATAATTCGTATTTTATTCCATCTTTAGAATATTTTTCAAAAAGAGTATAACAAGCATCTTTTTTAGGGTATTTATTCTTAAAGTTTACTCCTGTTATTCTTCCTCTTGTATATTCAAAATCAACATCTTGTCCTGAATAAAATTCTATTATAGGATATCTACTTATATCTGTATCGTAACTTATCTTAAATGCACCATCGCATTGTACAAATACATCTATAATTGCCTGTTTTAATGTTTCTTTGAAGTCGTTTTCTTTTGCTATCTCTTCCCAATTTGTTTGTGCTTTATTGTTTCCTTTAACTTCTATTTTATTAAAACTATCAACTATTATATCTGCTAACATATCAACTATCATAGCAGGTAATCCAGTATGTATTTTTCTAAAGTTTATTCCTGTTGTACTTATCGCTGCCCAGAATTTTGCATTTCCCATTAAATCATCTGTTTGTGTATAATATTGGTGTAGTTCTGATGCATCTCCTCTATACCACAATAGATTTCTAAAACAGTTGCCTTCAAATGTATTTGTTTCTTGTATTGTTATTGTATCTCCTACACTTGGTTGTATTTCTAACCAATTTCGTATTACATTTTTTATTTTATCATTGACTGTTCCCATTTTATTCCTCACTTTCAGTTATTACTGTTTCACTATCTTGACCTTCTATTATTCTAATTACTTCTATTGATGCTTGTTCTTTATATTGTTTATATTTTAATTCATTTTGTATTAATTCTTCATATCTACTTTGGTCTATCTCAATTGTTGGTGTTTGAAATAATGTGTTTCTTGTACTCATATATTATTCCTCCTCATCTTTAATCAATTTCTTTATTACTTCCCAATTACCAATTTTCTTTTTATGCGGTAACCAAGCATATTGACAACCATTTATTGAGTGGTCATTGCCATCCTCAGGTTGATTATCTTCATCAAATGAATATTTATTACATTCATCTATATAATCTTTGCAAGTTTCAACAATTAAAAAATCACCAGTATTCAACCAACTTTCTTGTAGTTGAACTCTAGTGATTATCTTTGTCTTTTTCCATGCATTTTCAAAGTTATATACTAATGCATTTTGCCTTTTAGCTTTGTTTGCTTCCATTATTGTTCCTTGGTCTGCATTATCTATAAAACAAGTTCTTGCAAATCCCCATTCATTTTTGAACTCTTCCATAAATTCAACAATCCATTGAACCACATCTGATGGTGCAAATGGTATTGTTCTATCTCTATTATTAAATGTTCTTTCTTTTAATAAAACACATTTATTATCTGCTGTTATGCCTATACCTTCTAATGTTACCTTATCGTGGCTTTCTTTTGAATATGATGTATCACAACCAATAGAAAATAACTTAAATTTCATTTTCTTTGCTTCTTCTACTGTTATTATGTTTTTAGGTTGTAAATTGAAACATAGTCCTGTTGCTTTTCCTCTTAATCCTTGTATTTTATTTTTATACATCTTAGTTCCAATTGGTGTTGCATCTATTTTTTCTTGTATATCTTCATTGGTTAATGCTGCATTATCATAAAATGTAAAATACCAATGTACCCAACCTTGCACATGAGGTTCTTTTAATTCTTTTAATAGCTCTGTTGGATAATCTTGTTCATACTTTGGTATTGGTCTACTTTTATTTATAAATTCTTTGTAAATATCTAATGATGGATCATCTGGGTTTGATGTAGTCATCATGTATTTACATCTATGTGTAACTTCCCTCATAAACTCCATATCTGCTAAATTTACTTCATCAAGATACACACAACCAACTTGTCCACCTAGGACCTTTTTCCATCTTTTTTTATCACCATAACCACATACATATATTATCTTTTCACCTTTATTTGTATCATATCTTATATGTGGTAATCTTATTTTATCTTTTCCTTTTGGCCAATACTCTGCTATATCTTCGAATTGTTCTAGTAAACCATTTTCAGAGTTTATAACATTCTTTTCTACTGTTCCTACATCATCACCTGCAATAATATGATATTTTTTATCAGAATCAGCAACCATACACATAAACTTAAATATTCCTACTGTTGTTTTTCCTGCTGCGGTTGTTCCTTCTAAAAACTCTCTCTTGCATTTGGTTTGTAAGAACTCTTTATATTTTTGACTTAATTTTAACATTACACATCATCTGCACTTTGCATTTGATTTAATATATCAGATATAGCATCTATTTTTTTTGTTTTTTCTGTATCATCTTTTATTTCTCTTCTTTCAACAGGTTTGTATCCTGCTCTATCAAGAATATCTTTTACTGCTTGCATTTTTATGTATTCATTATTTGATTTTAACAATTTCTTTAATTCTTTTTGAGCATCTAATGCAAGTGAACCAAAATTTTCTTTTATATTGTTCTCTATTTCATTTTTAAATTCTTTATCTTTTTTCCAGTTGCATATTGTCTGTTCTGTTATTTTTAATTCTTTTGCTATTTGTTTTTGTGTTTTATTTTCTATAACCATTAAGTTTATACATTGCATTTGTTTTTCGCTTAACATTGGTTCACCCCTTCCTAATTAAAATTTATTAAAATTATTTTCTTTTAAATTGTTTTATCATTACATCTATTATTGTAACAAAAATAAAAAGAGTAAATGCTATTGCTATTACTCCTAAACAACTTAATATTATTCCTAAAAATATGTTCCACATAGTCTTATACCTCTTTTCCTGTTATTTTGTCTACTATCTTTACTATAACATCTGCTTCCCATACATAGTAACTTCCAATTTTTGATACTTTTTCGTTTTGATTTTCTAATATTACTTTTTTCTGTTCTGAATTTAATTTTCTATTTGCTTTTATTTGACTTATTTGTGAATTATCACATTCGTATCCTTTTTTATTTAATATATTCACAACTAGATTATTCTTTGCTTGAGCTATTTTTACACTGAGATTTTTTAATTTCTTTGATTTTACTTTTAGATACATTTTCATTCTCCTCTACTTTATTAAGCATTTATCTTTAATTCTGTACGGACAAAATACTTTACCTTCTCTTAGATTAGTAATTTCTAAAAAAGAACAGTTTTTACACTGTTCTGGTAATTCACTTTTTATTTGTTTTAATTTCCATTTTTCATTATATTTTTGCTCTTCTTCTATCATCTCTAGCACTTCCTCACAACTGTCAAATTTACATACTTTACACTTTTTATTCCCGTTTGGGCATATTTTATTATCTATTAAACATTGAATCATATCTATTCCTCTTCTACGCATGTTAATTTGCCATCTATTCTTCTTACTATTTTACAGTCTATGTTTTTTGTACAAGTGCTGCAGTTATGTTCTTCTTTAAATTCTTCTATTTCTTCTTTTGACATATCTTTTCCTCCATTTTATTTTATATTTCGACATTTTATGACAACTTTTGTCATTTTTGTATGTTATAATCTCCTCATACATAAGATAAAAAAACAAATTATGAAAGTGAGGTGAATATTATGTCTAAATATTGCATTTCTTATGATTTAAATGAAAATCATAAAGATTATGATGGTCTAATATCTGCAATTAAGGATTATAACTACATAAAAGCTCTATACTCTACATGGTTTGTAAAGTCTAATAATACAGCACAGGATATTTACAACCACTTGAAACCTTATATCGATAACGATGACCATTTATTTGTTATAAAAGTAGACCCTTCTGATAAACAAGGTTGGATGCCAAAAGACATTTGGGCCTGGCTAAATTCTTAATCTACCGAGTCGGCTGTACAAGCTGGCTCTCTTGTTTTATATGTAATATCTATTTTTTCTATTTCTTCTGTTTCAAATAATTCTAATATTCTTTGCTCTGCTTTTAACTTATTAAGTATTTCACATTGTCCCATTCTTTCATTTCCACTTATTACTTTTATTGTTTTATCCATATCTTTTCCTCTTTTCTTTTATTTATAAAACACTATGTAATGATATGAAGAGTTGTATTTCCTCAGATTTACAACCCCCTGTTTCCAGAATTTTATTTATATCACTACATACTATTTTATAAACACTACAAAATATGTAAGTTATATATAATTGCACTCTAGAACTGAACGGCTATTATTTGCCATTCTGCTATATATGTTTACATACTTCGTACTATCAATAAATATTATATTTGGAGGGTTTTCATCTCCTGCAGTTCCGAAGAAATCTGCGCCGCTTTCTTGGCACAAGTTAATGGATTTGAACCACTACAAACAGTTTTGGAGACTGTTGTGCTACCATTACACTAAACTTGCATTTAGAACTCGCTAGGAAAGTTCTGTAATAATAATTTTAAGGGGTTTATTATAAACAAAGTGCAAACAGCTAATCTATATTATCAGTTACCTAGCATACTGGTAATAACATAATAAAAGAGCCTATCTTATTTGATAAGCTCTCGACATCTTTTCACTTATTTTTTGTTTTGTTATTGATTATTTTTCTAACACATAGTATAATAATTTTGTCTTCTACATATTCTTTCTTTTTTATATCTTCGGAAAGGAGGAAATATGAAAAATTTATTACGTATCATCGCTTTAATTGTAATATATTTAATTATTAAATTATTTGATTAAAGCAAAAGACTAGAGTTCGCACCTCTAGTCTTTTTTATCTTCTTTTTATTACGTATCATCTTTCATATGAAAGGAGGTATAATAAATGATAATAGATACTTGGGTTGTTTTCTATTATTTTTATTAACCTTGACACTTTTATGTGTCGTAAATATTATACTAGAGTTATTTCAAAAAATCAATACTTTTTGTTCATTTTATTGTACATTTTGTCTATTTTATTGCATTTACAACTGCATTTGTTTTATTTTATGTTCTAACTAATTGAATTATACCACTTTTTATACTATTCTGCAAATTATAAAAAGAATAGACATTTAAAACATCTATTCTTCTCATAATTTTATAATAATAAATGTGGGTTAATTTTGTCTTTCGACAATTTTACTATTGTTATTATACTATATATATTTATATAATACTATGTACTATACTACGAACTTTTTATGAACTCTTATATGTTTATCATTTTTTGAGTTGCTTTATCTATTATCTTTTGTATATATCTCGGTGTGCAAGTTCTTTGATACATATCATAATATAATGTTCTACTAATATTTTCTGCTGTTCTTCCATCTATGTAATATGCAACTAATAATTCTCTTTCTTTGTATTTAAGTCCTATTAATCTGTCTTCAACCGTTTCTACTTTTTCTCTTAATTCTCTGACTTCTTCTTCTAATCCTTCTATTTTGTTTTCTAACTCTATTCTTTTTGTGTCATTTTCTTCTACTTTTCTTAATACTTTATCACTTATTTGATTTTTACTATGTATATCTTGATTATCACCGTATGATGATGTTAAATTCGTGTCAGAATCGACATATTTCAATTTTATTCTTAATGTCTTTAATTCTTTAAGCTTAATATTTAATCTTGCTTTATTTTCTTTATATTCTTTTAATAGTATTATTAAGTCTTCTCGTGTCATTTCTTTTGTGCCCTCCTTGTTTATTTTTTATATTTTCTCTTATTAATTCATCTTTTAAGTCATCTAAAATCTTATATGCTCTATTTAATTGTGCTTGATTTTGTTTTCTTTTTGTTATGTCTAATAAGTTTATATTCTCTAATTCTTTCATTGTGTCTATTACTATGTTGTATATATGCTTTATTGTCATTTGTATCACTCCGCTTCTTTATAGATAATATCTATAATTTTATCTTTACTTAGGTTTCCTTTGGTATTTTTTATTTTGTTACATATATTATCTTTTAATATATCTATTTTTGTTTTTACATTCTCATTTATTTCATTTTTTAAATTTTTTTCTCTTTTGTCGTATTCGATTTGTTTGATTTTATATGTATTGAGTTGTGAATTTATATTATTTATTTCTTGTTCCTTTTCTTTTATTTTGTTTTTTAGTCTATTAATTTCATTTTTATTATCTTTATCTCTTTGTTGAAATTCTGATAATGTTACTAGAGCTCCTTCATATAACTGTTTATTTTTCTTTTCTTCTTCTAACTGATTCTCTAGCTCTATATTTTCCTTTTTTACTTGTCTTATTTCTTCATAGCCATTTACTAAGTATTGCTTCAAATCAGGAACTTTTATTTCTTTTACATTCTCTTTTTTAGGTATAAGCATAACAATTTTTTCTTTTATATTCATATCTTCACTTCCTTCTTAAATACTCATATATTACTCTTTCTACATAAGCTAATGCTTCATAACTGCTTATGTATCTTCCA